TTTATTGACCGATAGCCTACCACGGCCTGAGCCGTAAGGAGCGACCCTACAACTTCCGTAGCGATTAAATGACTAGGCACGACTGGTTACGTCCAACTTTCACCCGACATTCAGAAATATATTTTAAGCACCAATACATTCTAATGTATCATCTGCACATTTTGGGCTACTTGTACTTATCTTTAGTGTTATTGGCCGATCCCTCGACCTCAAGTGCAAAACGGTTTAATTTAGCATTTCTGGTTCGGTTCTTACTGCTACGCAAGGCCTGCCCCAGATTATTCTTTCACCGAAAGCGTCTATTGTCACCGCCACCGTCTGATAATGGTCTAATTACGCACAACCTCTATACTGCATACACCCTCAATCTTCTTACACTTCATGACCTCTTTTAATTACTCAAAAGAGAATTACTTATCTTCCCGCAATATCTCACGGGAAGTGTAACGGGAATTATGTACGCAATCCAAGCAAGGTGTCACCCTATCTACACTTGGTTATTCAGTAGATTGTTTAAAATCCGTGTACAATTATTATAGCACTGTTGGTCGTTTTTTTCAATTAAATAAAAGCATAATTGCCGTTATAAACGCAAATTTCAGAGCAAAATAAAAAGCCCTCCCGTTTTGGGAGGGTAAGTCATATTATAGAGTTTCCGGCCACGGGTCGTCCGTAGTGTAAGCCATGCTAGTGAATCTGATATCTCCGATATCACGGTCTGTAGGTACTGGATCATCAAATTGTAAACGTACATGATTTTTATCAGTACTACCACCAACGTACCACGTACCATAGCGCTTCCCTTTATCGTCCATCATGATCCCGATCTTCGACCCTGTGGGACGGAAACCAAGCGGTAGAGCGCCTATCGGTAGAATTGTGACGTTTCTCTCTTTGTCTGAGCTTTGAGGGAAAAATCCTTCAGATCCTCTACGTTTGATTCCAAACCAACCCCATTTTAGCCCACCGAAAGTAATCTCAACGGTAGAGTTAATTCGTCTAAGCTCAATATATGCGTTATCCAAATTTGATTGGATCGTATTAGGTCGTACTGAGCCTGTATCACCAGCTAAAATAGCCCATGTCTTCCAACCTGTTCCAGCTTGCTTCTTGATCCACTTGTAAGCTCCATTTTTAGCCGTGGTATCAACATAAGTTGTACCGATATCAGCTTTTAAATCGTATGGGAAGCCTTCGCCTTTGAGGTCGGTGTCGTTAGCTTCGACGTTGCGCTTTAATTCTTCAAGATCGCTTTTGGTTGCAAGACGGCTCGTTTGGTTTTGGAGCCCAGCAAAAGTTGGGAATAAACTGTATGCCTTGTTTAATGACAAGAACTTTTTTTGACTATCGTTAAGATTATAAATATCTTTTCCGATTAGCTTGATAGCTTCTTTTAATTTATCCATGTGTCACCTCCTTAGAGGTTGTTTTTGGCATTATTATATACTTGCACAAAGTCAGTATTTTCAAGGTCAGTAAACTTTTGCCCGAGCTCAGTCATTTTTGATACGATCGCGCTGTCTGGGTTTTCGCCCGCTTTAATCTTCTCAGCGATCTCTTTGAGCGTGTCCAGCTCTTCTGGTACGCCTTCACCAAGAATAGCAGTTTTCACACCTTGGATCGCTGTATCCAGTTGTTGCTGAGTGATACCGCCTTGGCCTACTTCAGACTTGTCAGCCTTGTTGGCAAGCGTGGTCTTGATTTCTTTTACGTCAGCTCCTACCGCTTGAGCGAATTGAGTTAATTTTTCTGTGTTTAAAGTCATGTTCTGTCCTTTCAAATTTTAGCTAGATTGTATAGTACTGTGAGATCTGGGATCTCTTCCGTCTGTGGTCCATTCGGGTGCGCTGAAATATACTTGTCGATCTCTTCCTTGACATTGTTTTTTACAAGATCCAAGACTTTCTCGCTGGTATATTCTTCCGCTGACTGGACCACGTCAACGCGGACGCTCTGGTCACTCGGAAATACATATCCAGCACAATCAACCTCGACAAGATAACTATCGACTGGTAAGACTTTGGGAATCTTAAACGATACCTTCGAGCCTTGGACGGTCGCACTAAAGGACGCTTTGCCTTTCTTGCTCACAAAATGGATTGTAGCTTGTTGTCCGTCAAGATCAACCGGGACCCAGTTTTCATCGTACATTGCAAATCCAAAAAGGGAAGCCGAGTCGCCCTGTTTGACGACCCGGCCACCCTCAAACTGCTTTAAATTCGTACAGTTTGAGCGATTCATTCAATCACCCCTTACTCATAATAATTTACTAGATCGTCTTTGTCCCAGCATGACAGCCAAACCGGGCCGAATTGCCCAAACTCAAACAAGCGCCAGTAATATCCGCCATAGTAACCGCCCTTGCCTGTGTCTGCGATATGGGCTTCATCGAGTTCGAACGAGAAGAACATTCCTGCCTTGAAGTCTTTATCCGCACCGTCTGGCAAGTTGTTTCCGTCTTTGTCAACCCAGTTTACCAAAGACACGGGGATACCGTTCTCGGTCCAATCAAAACCGACGGGAGCTAGATAGTCACATTTAATTTGCCAGATACCATTAATGTATTTGACCTCGTTCGCTTGGTAAAATGCCTTATCTTTTGGTTGTACGGCTGTGTTCGCTTGGTTGTTGGTCTGTGGTGCCGTGTTAGCATACCGCCAAACCTCGATATAAGCTGGTTTATTCCAGTTATAGTAATCATTCCACGGGTAAGTGTTGATCGCTTGACCAGTTGCCCCTTGCGTTGAATAGTCGCAAGAGATGAAGTATGTATCGTCGATCATAACTCCGACGTGACCACCAGCACCACCAGAGCTTGACATATCAGCGCCCCATGACATAAGGACGATATCGCCCGTTTGAGCGTCCCAAGATTGATTGATACTTACACGGTAGAAGCCATTGTTTGCGAGCTGTTGCCCAAGCGTAACTGTTGACGGTAACCCGATGATCTTGATCCCTGCTTCTTTAAGAGCCTGCGAGATTGAGCCAGAGCAATCAGCCGTGCCATCTGCACCGTTCCGGCTTCCAAGCATGGAATAAGTGAGTAGCCCGCGATGATTGATAAACCAGTTGACTGTTAATTGTTGTACACTCATGTTCTATCTCCTATTTTTTCCATTCATCATTAGCGCGTTTAACGGCTGCTTCGATAAAGGTATTGAGTTCTTGGTTCGTTAAGTGGATATTTTGAGATTCAAGGCCCTCGATCAAGCTAGTTTTAGCGTGTTCAAGTTTGTCTTTCCCGTGAATATCCAATTTGTCAGCGACCTGCTCTGTAGCGTTGACCGCGTTCTTTGCCAAGATCTCAACGATCTCGATTGCTTTCTTGCCCCCACGCATTAATAAGTATTTCTTGATTGCTTGTACCACGATTCCGGTTAATACAACTAAAATGCTCATTGCTGACGTTGTGATAATATTAGTAATTTGATCCATGCTATTTGTCCTCTTTAATTTCTAGCTCTAAGAAGCGCTCAAAAAGCACTCTTATAGCACCGTTTCCGCCCAATTCGACGTAACTTTCATATAATTTCGATAGCTCCTCGATCTCATGCTGGTTTGTGTGTCCGCGTTTTAACGCGTTTTTTAAATTCTCCTGCAATCGAAAACGTTGAAGCCGTTGTAAGCCTTTCCCAATGATAGTCAGATTCTTCTGGTTATCTTTTCCGATTTCTTCCACGGTTGATACTGACTTCTCGAGGGTGTCTATCTTATTAGATAGACCCTCAAGACGTTTGTCAGCTTCTTTCGTTGTTTTGGTACTCTTAAAGGAAAAGTAACTTGGAATAATCACGACTAAAACGGGAGTTAATTTGTCTACTAGTGCCAATAGGTCCAATTTAACCACCCCCTATTATGCTACTAGCTTACTGTACTGGTTGAGTTTCTAAATCAGTATTAGATGATGGTTTAGGTTCAGTCCATTTCCAAACTGCCAGCTTACCATTTTGTGAGAGTGATCCCTCAAGATCGGTCACGGTCTCGTTATTGTAAGTAAAGTCTTGATTTACTTGGACAAGTACGCGTTGACCTTCTCCATATTTAGGAGTATGGCTTGGATCGTTAACCGTGAAGATTTCATAAGGCTTGTAAGTCTTGCCAGCTTGCCCAGCTTCAACCAATTCCAAACCACGCGCATATAATGTAGGGTCAAGCGGGCTTTCTGTATTTGTGACTGCTGCCAAAACTGCCCAGTCTGCTACTGACTTAACTTCTGAGATTTTAGTATCTTTCTCAGCCAATTTAGCTTCGTATTCTTGAGCTTGAGTATGCAAATCCTCTTGCAATTTCTTAACACCATCGGCTGGGTTTAATTCAGTCGCAACTTGACCAAGTACGGCTTGGATCAGTACTTCGTCTGATTCGCTGGTACGATCCCCGATTAGTACACGCTCAAAGGCTGTGTAAGGGTTCGCTGAACGAATTGAAACGAAAGTGCGTCCTTCTTCTTGCAAGTATTTGTTAATAAGTTTAAATTCCATAATTATTTACCTTCTTCTAATTTTTGAGAGACCTCATCAAAGAGGTCTTTTAATGGTGTGTTGCTGTCTAAAACGCTGTTAACGCGTTTTAGTTGTTGTTGTGCTTGTTCAAGTTGCGCTTGAGCTTCTTCAAAATATGCTTTGTAATTCGCGTTCTCGATAGCCTCATTAGCAAATTTAATAGCGAGATTGTTGATGATTTTTTCTGTTGTGTTCATGGCGTCCTTTCTACTACTTAATTAATCGGGCCAAGTGCTGTCCATGTATAATTCGCGCTCGTCTGTTTGACTTGGTGCAGTTGTCTGATATTGCGATAAATATCGTTAAGCAAAGCCTTTAGATTGTGGTTTGCGTAACCAGATAAAGCGATGTTATTTGCCACAATTCCTCTAGTCGTGCTTATAGTGCCATTTGTTGTTATGTCCCCAGAAGCCTCTATGCTGTTTAAACCAACGATGTTTTTTGTGATCGTATTTATTCCGATTGGTTTAGAATCATTTGCGTTATACATAAACTTGACCACATCCCCGAAGATGGCGACCCCTGTCGTGTTATCGTTAGCATTCCAAATCTGGATTCCAGCGGTTCCATCGTCCATCGCTACTCTATTATTAGAGTTTGACACCAAAGCAGTATAAGATCCGCTTTTTCCATAAATTGAACCAGATCCAAAAACTAAGTATTGTAATGGACGGCCTTTAAATTGATTTTTAATGCCTACGCCTTCCTTGTTCATTTCAATCCAGCCCGTTTGTAAATCAAAGTTAGTAGCACCATTTAACGACGATAGCTTACCTCCTTTGATAATGTTTGCGGTCAGCCCGTCTGTGACAATATTCTTAGCTGATACGTTAATCAGATTCGCTTTACTAGCGTCTAGCTCTCCAATATGAGCCGTTCCGATCTGACCGTTGGCGATCATCGCTTTTTTGATAACTCCGTCTTTAATGTAAGTCTTATCACCAATCGCGATAAGAGCTTCATTCAGCTTGATCGAACCGTCTTTATTGAGGTTTAGCTGTCCTAAGATGTCACCCGCGCTGTTCAGGGCGCGGATAGCGTAAGAATCATTCAGTTGACTTACTTGAGTCCGTGTAATGACTTCTTGTGGAGAAGTGTCGTCTCTAAAGTTTTTAGGAGGCGTATCTCCACGGATTAGCGATACTTTTCCAACCGCAACTGTGCCGTTTTTCATCAGCCAAATTTCAAATGGAAATTCTCGGGCTTGGTTTGAGGATCGTTTAACGGTCATTGTGCCTGTAACGACCTGCCACCCCGTCCTTTCGAGGTAAATCCTGTCTGACGTGATACCTCCGTCAGCCCCCCAAAGCTCCAGACCCATTGGCCTGTCGGGTAGAACGTCTACCCATAATTCCATTCGGTAGCTTAATTTTTCGCCTTCGGTAAAGGTTGAGGTCATAAGAGGCAATGAAAAACCATGATAAACCGATACTTGCTTACCAACGGTTGTTATACGCAATAATTTAGTACTAGCTCCTACTTCCAAAATATTAGCGTCTGAGCCTTTCTTCTGCCATTTGCTGAAATTGGTAGGGTCGTACACTAAGTTAAAATCTTCTTTAGCATACTTCCCGACCTCAGTCTGAAAGATTTCGCTAGACATAACCAGCCGTGATAGCTTATCGGGTGCGTCCGTTTCAGACGTTCCGATAATACGCTCATAGAGTAGAGATGTTTCTTTAACTTTTTGGAAGTCTGTTTCATTGACTTTTCCAGCAATCTGACTAGATAATGTGGTCAACTGGCCATCAATACCTTGTTTAAACTCGGCTAGTTTAGCTTCGTTATCTCTAGTTAGAGCTTCAAAACGTTGTCTTGTACCTTCAGCATTTTCTGTAAAGGTACTCTTTGCGACATAATCTCGCGATAAGGTCTCGCGAATAGTGGTTGATAAACTGGCTGTTTCTTCTCGAGCGTATCGCTTCAATTCCTCTTGACGTTGGCCGTCCTTTTCAACGAATGATGTTATTTCTCCAATTTTAGTCTTTATGCCTGCTGTCGTTTGATCGACTTCGAGCATTTTAGAGCCATATTCATTTTTAAAGGTCGTAACGTCTTTACTTAATTGTGTTTGCGCCCTCTCTGCTGTAGCCTTAAACGTGTTTAGATTATTGACGTTCTCGTCTGCGATTCTCTTTGCTTCTCGTCCTAGATCAGCGCTCGCATTGGCTCTTGCTAGTGCTTCTGCACTACGCACGTTTGCTTCTGAGATAGCACGGTCAGTTGTAGTCTTAGCTTGTTCTAACTGCTTATCAACTTCTTTCTTGACCCTGTCAACATCTTCTGTATCAATGCGCTTCTCCCACATTGAGCCATTCCAGACGTACATACGGTCATAGAGGCCGTTCTTTTCAAACCAGATATCACCGATCTTATGCTCTTTGTTATCAGGACGGTTGTACCAAACCTTGTTACCTTGAGCATTTAACAAGTAATCTGGCAAAGTATTCACTAGCCGTTGTTGATTGCTGGCCAGGTCGTCAATCTTACCGGATAGGTTGCTAGTCATGGAAGATTTAAATCCATCACCGACAACACCAACCTCTACACTGTCATTCTGCTCTAGCAGTACATCATAGACAATAGTTGTCAGTTTGGCATCTTCACTAGTAAGACCAATCTGAGGATAATAGACGGGTACGATATCGCAGAGTTCAGCTTCTTCCAAAATCTGAGTTAGTTTATAATCAAGCGTTTTTGATAAGTCTACATACTCGATTTTAGTATTGATTTTAGGGAGTCCTAAACGGTTAATAATTGCGTATTCTTTAGCAAGCCTGCGCAACTTGTCAATCGTTGGTACTTCCTTTTCTTTAAAGTTTGAGGAGAAATCGACGATCAAAACCCGTCGCTCGTTGTATAGGCCAATATAAGGACCGTCTACATATTTCTCGGGTAGTTCAACTGTGACTTGTTGGCTGGTTGCTCCACCCTCACCAGTTCCTTGATTTTCCGGGGTGTATGTCGCATAAGGATAGACGCTGGTATAAGCACCCTCGATATCTTGGTCGTCTTCTGCTCGCAGGATATTGCGTCCATATTCTAAGACGGTTGGACTCTTACGTCCGAGTTGTTTATGCAGTCTGATAACAGTATTATCAAACTCATATTCACCGCCCCAGACATCAAGGATTGAGCCTTTGACACCACCCAGGGCATCACGCGCCGTCTTAAAGTCTGCGATATTCCAGCTTGTCTTTGAGCTTAGGTCAATATCGGACCATGTATCAAAACGAATACCGCCCAGGACATTTAAAGCCCAGGTAGCCAAAGCTGACTGAGCTGTTCCTGTAGCATTGGTATTATTTCTAATAGCCATCGTTTCGGTCAAGTGACTGATGTGTTTGGCATAGACTTTTAAAATACCTGTGCTGTCCTTAACGATACGGGAAATGAAGAAAGTCTGATTTTTGGTTCGTAAACCAGCATCAGACTTGATCCGCATATCATTTTTAAACGTACCAGCAAGTGGTCCACTAGCCGGGTACTCAATGTAAAGAGTATAATTCCCGTTTCGTTCCCGTGTGACTTGTGCTTTCTTTGCGTCAATTTCTCCCAAACCGTAGGTTTCAAACGCTGTTTCATTCGCGTTGTATAGTATAGGCCTCATAGCTTAACC